TCGACACTGGTAATGTTAGATACAAAGCTAGAGAGAGATATTCTTTTGGATTCTCAGACCCTAGAGGTATCTTTGGTTCACCAGGTGCGTAATAATTAACCGAACTAAACAAAAGGGGGCTTTCGAGCCCCCTTTTTTTGTCTCAAAATTATGGAAAAAAGATTCTTTGTTAAAATATTTGCCTACGGATACTTCATGCAATTTGACGTATTTTGTAGAGATTCCGCTGAAAGCATAGAAAATGCTATAATTGACAAAATCCGAAAAAATGATATAAAAATGGAGTATAACGCATTTTATGATGATAAATCATTGCGTGTAACATACGAGGAGATAGAGGATGGCGGAACTTCAAGCAAAGATAAGCGACCTTTACAAGAAGAAGAAATCTCTAGATCAGGAATGGGACGAAGACCATAAAAAAGAAAATAGATATACGTTAAATATGGTCAAAATAGATATAGAGGTTAAAAATCTTATAACTAGAATTAAAGCTGCTGAAGCAGAGTTAGCAAGAGCATAATTTTAATTCTAAAAACTTAACTTTATTCCCAAGGATTTCTTGCTCTTTTCAAAAAATTTCTATATATTATTCTTACTATACAATTAATCAGAACGTAAACGAGTATAGTCGACGGCCTAGAGATTACGTTCACAATACTAGGAGGATATACAATGGCAAACACTACGTTTAAAGGCCCAGTAACATCAATTAATGGATTTATTGGTGGCCCAAATAAAAATGCAGGTGACACGCAACAAGGTGGAAAAAACACTTATTCAATTGGTGCTAACGCAACTGAAGTAACAGATGGCACAAATACATTAAACGCAGCAGATAACGAAGGCGTTTTAATTTATGTAGACAACGGTGCTGCTGGTGCAAAAGTATATGCTTTTTCAGATGGAACAAACTGGAAAAGATGTGATACGCTTGCTAACATTTCATAATTTTTATAGGAGCCTTTCGAGGCTCCTTAAAATTTAAAGGAGAAAAATATGGCAGGTGGAGGTTCATTTGCAAGTGATCAAAAGTTTACAACTGCAACAGCTGATGGTGTTTTAAAAACTAAATCAGGTGGCGCTGTAGATATCGGCCCATGTAGAGTTACATACATATTAGCAACAGGTTTTACAAACGTAAAACTTTATGATTCAACAGGTGTAGATGCAGCTAAATTAGAATTTAATGCAACATTTGGAAGTGAGGGTTTGGATGTTTTTGTACCAGGTAGTGGTATAAGATTTCAAACAACAATTTATGCAGATGTAACTGGAACAGGATCATTAACAATAGGATATACAGGATAATGAAAAGTGATGTAAAAGCAGTAAGAAAAACATCTACAGGTGCTGTGTTTGGAGGAAGAACAAGACTTAGAGGAATAATATTATCTTCTAGTGGAGGTGCAGGATCAGTAACTTTACAAGACGGTAATTCAGTAACTCAGTTTCAAGCTGATGTTCCAAACGGAGATGTTTTTTCATACAACTTAGCAGAGGATGGAATTGTATTTGAAGGCGGTATGACTATATCTGCTTTGTCTAATGCAATTGTTACTGTTATAATAGATAAGTAGGGGTTTAAATGGCAAACACTACCTCTGGTACAAACATTTTTGAAAAAGGTTTTTCTATTGCAGACATAGTAGAAGAGGCTTATGAAAGAATAGGATTTCAAGGTGTTTCTGGTTATCAATTAAAAAGTGCTAGACGTTCTTTAAATATAATGTTTCAAGAATGGGGCAATAGAGGTTTGCATTATTGGGAAGTAAACAATACATCATTTACTTTAGCAACAAATCAAAAAGAATACGAAATTTTTAGATCTTCTTCTGAAGGTAATTCTAATGGTGTTACTACAACTTTAACATCGAACATTTTAAACAACGCTACAACTATACCAGTTGCTTCAGTAAGTAATATGCCTACATCTGGTAAAATAAAAATTGATAGCGAAATAATTTCATATACAGGAATATCTTCTTTAAATTTAACAGGTGCAACAAGAGGGGTAGATGGAACTACAGCTGCAGCACATTTAACAAATGGGCCAGTAACTAATTTTGTTAATGGTGCAGATGATGTATTGGAAGCTGTATATAGAAATGCATCCAATGTTGATGTATCTTTAACAAAAATATCTAGATCAGAATATCAAGCACTATCAAATAAAGGTTCAACAGGTCAACCAACACAATATTATGTTCAAAGATTTATAGATAAAATTAGAATAACTTTGTACCTAACACCTGGAACTTCTGAAAATGGAAAATTTTTAAATTTTTATTATGTAAAAAGAATACAAGATGCAGGTGGATACACTAATGATGCAGATGTTCCTTACAGATTTGTTCCTTGTATGATAGCAGGTTTAGCATATTACTTATCACAAAAATTTGCACCAGAAAGAATTCAAAATATGAAATTATTATATGAAGATGAATTAAATAGAGCATTAGCTGAAGATGGATCTTCAACTAGTTCTTACATAACACCGAAAGTTTATTATCCAGGAACATAATGGCAAACAGAGCAACAGGTAAATTTTCAAAAGCAATATCAGATAGGTCTGGTATGGAATTTCCATATAAAGAAATGGTTAAAGAATGGAATGGATCCTTTGTTCATATTTCAGAATTTGAAGCCAAACATCCACAGTTAGAAATAAAACCACATACCTCTGACCCCCAAGGTCTAAGAGATGCTAGACCAGACAGAACAGAAACTGCTGTTCCAACTTTATTACCTTTGAATCCATTTGAAATAACAAATGGTAGTACAACTATTGTTGTTACTGAACCAGATCACGGTAGATCTACAGGTGATATAATTAGATTTAGAAATACTACAAATGTAGGAAATGTTGCGTCTGCAACAATTACTCATAATGCAGGGTATACAATTACAAAAGTTAATGATAATACTTATAACTTTACAACTGGAACAACAGCTTCTAGTACATTAAAAGGAGGAGGTGGACTTGCTTCAGCAGGCCCAGTTACAGTTACAGCATAATGGCATATACTTTAACAAACTTACAAGATGATATAAGAAACTATACAGAGGTTGATAGTTCTGTATTGTCTACTGCTGTTTTAACTACAATAATAAAAAACGCTGAAAATAGAATTTACAGAGAAGTTGATTCTGATGATAACAGATTTTATGCAACTTCTAATTTAGCTGTTGGAAATAGATACGTAACAATTCCATCTGATCTAAGAATTATAAGATATGTTCAACTAAAAGATTCAAACAATAATCAAGTTTTTTTAGAAAAAAGAGATACTAGTTTCATGACGGAATACTACAATACACCGTCCACGGCTAACGGTTTTCCAAAATATTATGCTAATTGGGACGCTAATTTTTGGGTAGTTGCGCCTACTCCAGACTCTACTTATCAAATAACTTTAGCATATGTAAAACAACCAACTAGCTTAACAGATGCCGCTGTTAGTGGATCTGGGACATATGTTTCTAATAAATATCAAGATTTACTTTTATATGCTGCTCTGGTAGAAGCATATGGATACTTGAAAGGCCCCTCAGATATGTTACAATACTACGAGCAGTCTTTTCAAAGAGCACTACAATCGTACGCGGTTGAACAACAAGGCCGTAGACGCAGAGACGAATATAATGATGGTGTTATTCGTACTCCACTTAAATCAGAACCACCATCGAAATACTAAGGAGATAGTAATATGGCAAATATAGTACCTGATTCATTCAAAACTGGATTGTTAAAAGGAACATTTAATTTTGATACTTCTGGTAATGGAGGAAACTCTTTTAAACTTGCCTTATATACAAGCATAGGCGGATATTCAACAGCATCAACTGTTTACCAAACAGGTAATGAAGTTAGTTCTGTTGGAACAGGTTATACTACAGCTGGATTAGCTTTAACAAATACTGGAGTAGCAATAGCATCTAATATTGCTTACATTGACTTCAGTGATTTAACTTTTCCATCTGTAACTTTAACTGCTGCAGGTGCTGCAATATATAAGACAACTGGTGGCGGAAATGAATTGGTTCTAGTATTAGATTTTGGTGGAAATAAAACGGCAACTAACGGTGACTTTGTCATCCAGTTTCCTACAAACAATTCATCAAGTGCTATTATTAGAATTGGCGACGCATAATATTAAAGGAAAACAGTAATGGCTTTTGTATTAAATGACAGAGTTAAGCAAACTAGTACAACTACTGGTACAGGAACATTTGATTTAACAGGAACCGAAGTAGGTTTTGAAACTTTTGTTGCTGGTATTGGTACTACTAATAATACGTTTTATGCAATATCAAATGATGGAACAAATGAATTTGAAGTCGGTATTGGAACAGTAACTGATGCAGCTACTGATACACTTTCAAGAGATACCGTTATCTCCTCTTCAAACTCAGATAACAAAGTTGATTTTAGTGCTGGAACTAAAACTGTATTTTGTACTTATCCTGCAAAACGTGCACCGTCTGCAGCTATGACAGCTACAACTTATGTAACAACACACTCGTCAACAATTTCTGATGTTCAAACAATGGATTCAGGAGTTTTAGCAGGGCCAGTAACCGTATCAGGAACTGTAACAGTAACAGGTAATTTGGTAATTATATAATGAGTAAAATAGAAGTAGATACTATTGCACCGCAATCAGGAACTAATTTAACTATTGGTGAAGCTG